CGATCTATGCGATTAAATTCAAATCCAGCTCCTTTTGAACTAACCCCTTCACTAAGGACCTTTAATTTATCAACCAATAGCTTCTCATCTTCTTTAAGTTTTCTTATCTTGCATTGAAGCGAATACAACTTCACAGCCGCTTTTATCCAATCACCAGTTCTTTCTATGACTATCTTTGCCATGTCTTCCCCTAAGAGTAAAAAATACTTATATATATCAATAAATGTCTACTCAATATTAATATATATCTTTGATACACAACCTTACATAACTATACTAACATATACATAAGTGATGTCAATGTACTATTGAATAAAAGTTACTGAATAGCTATTCTTTAGAAAAATATAGGAGATAAAAATGAGAAAAACTAAGGTTACTAAGAGTTATTGTTCGTCTATTAACAAGTCTAAAAAGTCACAGCCAGTCTTAAAGTCATATAACAGCGCGAAAGATATTAACCATAGCAAAAAACCAAAAAAACCCGCAAAGCACGTAAGTCCTAAAAGCCTTGATGAGCGCGTCTCTAGGTACTTTATTCTTTCTCAAAAGAGGACTCCGATGGTACTTATTGAAGACAAGGCTGAAGAGGTTGTAAGGCTAGTTTATACGGACGATAGTCTTACGACGTTGGGTGATATATATATTCACCTTGGTATTTCTTATTGGCAAGCTTCAAATTATCAAGAAAGGTCTGAAAAGTTTGCAAGTGCTATAGAGCTAGCAAAGACATTTATTGGAAATAGAAGAGAGAAGAAGGCTATACACAGGGAATGGGATTTTAAATCAATATCGATTAATCAGTCTGTATATAGTCCGGTATGGAAATCTCAAGAAGAGCGCCATGCTAAGCTTAGAAATGACAATGCAAAACAAGAACAAAAAGTTATAGTTATAGACAGGATTAATGAGAAAGAGGAGGATGATGAAACTAAATGTAGAACAAAGAATATATCTCAATAAGTTTAAACCTAGACATTATCAAAGAGCGCTTATTTCTAAGATTGAAAATGAAGGGATAAAAAAAGCGGTGGCCGTATGGCCCCGTCGACCGATCTGGTAAAGATATTGTAGCCTGGAATATATTAATAAGGGCGGCATTTAGAAAGGTTGGTTCATATATTTACTGTCTTCCAGTGTTCTCTCAAGCTAGACGGGTGCTTTTAAATTCTAAGCTTAATGATGGAACTTCTTTTATGGATTTCATTCCAAAAGATCTTATTTCTGGTTTTAACCAACAAGAAATGAAGATCTCTTTGGTTAACGGGTCAATTATTTCCATGGTTGGCTCTAATAGTGCAGACGCTATCGTGGGTTCTAACGCTTTAGGGTTGGTTATTTCAGAAGCTAGTTTGGCTGACCCAGTCGGAATATCGTACTTAAGGCCTATAATTACTGCTTCGAACGGGTGGATTATATACATTTCAACGCCTAGGGGCCACAACAGATTTTGGGAAATTTATAACGTGGCTAAGAATTCATCAGACTGGTATTGTTCTTATTTAACTACTCATGACACTCATCATATCCCAATAGAAAGAATAGAAGCAGACGTTAGGGATGGCATTATGAGTAAGGAATTGGCCGAGCAAGAGTATTATTGTTCGTTTTCTTCCCAGAATACCGGTGCTTATTATGCAAAATATGTTGATAAGATGCGGCTTAACGATCAAATTACAGATGTACCATATGAACCAGCTATCCCAATATATGTTTTTTGTGATCTTGGAATAAATGATACTTTTTCTATGATTTGGGTACAATTTGCTGGTCAAGTAATTAGGATAATAGATTATTATGAAAACAATTCTGAAGGTCTAGAGCATTACGTTAATATAATTAAGCAAAAAGATTATGGATTTACTCGGCTTTATGTTCCTCATGATGCTAATGTTAGAGAGCTTTCAACTGGAGTAACCAGGATAGAAAAACTTAGGTCTTTAGGTATGGATGTTGGAGTAGTTCCAAAGCTTCCTATAAATGATGGTATTGAAGCTGTAAGAACAATATTACCGAGGACGTTTATAGATTATAAGAAATGCGATACTTTGATTAAGGCTATTGAGAATTATACTAAAGAGTATGATGAGAAGAAACAAATATATCGTGATAGGCCGGCCCATAACCGTCACTCACACGCGAATGACGCTCTAAGATACTTGGCAGTTTCGCATAAAAAGATATCAGGAAGGGAAACTACTCCGGAAGAGTTAGATGCCAGGTATGAGAAAGCTATGTATGGTTCTACCAGTAGAACTTTTAATCCTTTGGGGTAAATATGAAATTTTTAGTAAAGTTTGTTATGGCAGCGCTGTTTGTTATAGAAACAATAATTTTATTGTTATGTTCTGCTCTTGTATGTTCGCCGGTATTAAATTGGGATAATTATATTGTTTTTCTTGTGGCGTCCTTTTCTTTTTATTTATATATAATAGCGGTGACTAATGTAATGAGGTTAAAATAACGGAGAACTAGTAATGAAGCTATTTCCTTCAGGGGTGTCTAATTTATATTTAGACAACGGCAATAATATAAAGCACGACATGGAAGAATTTTATCAATTAAGTAATGATAAGAATCAATCTTTCTGGTATCAAGCTGAACTTGATTCAAGATTTGAGGCTGGAGATCAAACTGTTTGGTCTGAACTTTATGGAGATATCCCGTTAAAGCAAAAAGATATATTCAGTTTTAATAGAATTCGTAGAATGACCAATATGGTTAGTGGTCATCAGAGAAAAAATAGAAAATCTACTAATGTGATTCCAGTATCTAATGGAGATCAAAAAACAGCAGATCAGTATTCAAAAATTATATCTCACATACATAGAAAAGAATATGTTTTAGAGACTATAAGTGATGCTTTTCATGATGCAATTATTACTGGGTTATCATTTCTAAACGTATGGAATGATTATAGATCTGACCCTGTATCGGGTGATATAAAAGTTGATCATGTTTCTTATAACTCTTTAATTATTGACCCATATTTTAAGAAATCTGACCTTTCTGACTGTAATGCTATGTGGAAGAGGTCGTTTATATCATGTGAGCAAGCAAAATCTCTTCTTCCTGACAAGATTAAACAAATAGATGAAATATCTTCTCAAGTTAAAGATAACCTTTTTACGTTTCTTCCAGAGCATAGTGCTATAGATAGAAGTAAACTTCTTGCTTACGATGAATATTATTATTTATCTTCCAGGGAACAGATTCTTCTTACTGATTCACAAACTGGTGAAACTATGGAGTGGAACGGTTCTGAAGATTCAGATCAATTAAAACAATATTTGAATACATTTCCAACGGTAGCGGTTTCAAAGATACATGTACCTAGTGTAAAATTGGCTATTCTTATACAGGGTGTATTGATTCATGATGACAAGAACCCTCTTGGAATAGATTCGTTTCCATTTATTCCTCTTTTTGGGTATTTTAATTCCAATTCTGCTCAATATGAACTTAAGATACAAGGTATGGTGAGAGGTCTTCGGGATGCGCAATATCTTTATAATAGAAGAAAGAATATAGAGTTAGATATATTGCAATCTCAAATTAATTCAGGTCTAATTTACAAAGAAGATGCGCTTGTAAATCCCAATGATGCATTTCTTACAGGTCAAGGTAAAGGGTTAGCGTTAAAAAGCACAGCTATGATGACAGATGTTCAACAAATAGCACCTCCACAGGTACCACCATCAATGTTTCAACTATCAGAAATCTTAGCACGTGAAATCATGGAAATATCAGGGGTTAACGAAGAGCTTTTAGGTTCCGCATCTGATGATAAGGCTGGGATACTTTCGATGCTTAGGCAAGGTGCTTCATTGACTACACTGCAAACTCTTTTTGATCAATTAGATAGATCTCAAAGACAGCTTGGTAGCTTAATGATTAAGGCAATACAATGTAATTATACTCCTGGTAAAGTTAAGAGAATTATTGAAGAAGAGCCTAATCCTCAGTTTTATAATAAAGCTTTTGGTATTTATGATGCAGCTGTAGAGGATGGATTTGATACAACTACTCAAAAACAGCAAGAATTTGCCCAATTATTACATCTTAAGGAAGCTGGTGTAGCTATTCCAGATTCAGCTATTGTTAAGGCGGCTACATTGCAAAATAAGAATGAACTTATTGAAGCTATTGAACAGCAACAAAAACAAGAACAAGAACAGCAACAAAGACAACAACAAACTGAAGAACAATTACGCGTAGCACAAGCAGAATTAGCCAAGGCTAAGGTTGAATCTGATCTCTCTTTAGCTAAAGAAAGAGATTCACGAGTTTATTCAAATATTGGATTAATGCATGAACGTGAATTAGAGGCTGAAAAGGATAAGACTCAATCTATGTTGAACTTGGTTAAAACGTTACAAGAAATGGAAGATATAGATATTAATCAGTTAACTAAATTGGTTCAGTTATCCCAAATAGTTAAAACTTCTTCAGATCAAGATAATCAAACTAAAGGGATGGGTGGTGCGATAATATCTGGTGCTACAAAGCAGACTGACGCTGGTCAAGAATCTAAGAAACCAACTTTATAGGAGAATATTATGCAAGCTCCAAGGCCTAAGGGTAAAAATAAAGATATTTATAATAATCTTATGGGCAATGAATCAGAAAAGGATAAGAAGTCTAATAAGAAGAAAACTAAGATTAAGAAAAAGAAAGGTAAGGACTCAATTAGTTCTTAGAATGAATGCTTAAAGAATCTACGCCAATTGGTGAATTATATTTAAAGACTTTTGAGAAGATAAATACTGATAAAGTTGAAGTTAGGGAACTATCCCAAGACATGCATAAGGATTATATTTCTAATCTTCATAAAGCGGCTGAAAGTGGTATAAAGAAATATAAAGGAGATTTTTATATACAGGTACTTAACAAGTCTGAAAAATTAATTACAACTTTGTTTCTAGGCAAACATGCCCTACTCCGAATTATGATCAGACAGTTTATAGGTTTAATAGAAGCAGTTCTGAAATAGAATTCTTATGGGTAGTTCCATCAAAGAAAGAAGTAAATAGGCTTTATGCTTTAAGGCTTGATTTAAACGCTAGAAGAGATCTTTTAATGCCTTTTGCTGTTGATTTTATTGATGGAAAGTTATATGAATTAGCACTTAAATTAAATAAAGAGATATAGGGGACTTATGGAAGAAACAGAAAACCTTGAACAAGTTGTTGAGCAAAAAGAAACTTCTACTTTAGATCAAGTTGCTGAAGTACAACCGGAAGAAGTTAAAGAAGAACCTAAAGAAGAGTCTATTGTCGAGAAGCCTAATACTGATAGGGAAGATAACCTTAAGGCTTTACGTGAGTCTCGTCGTAAGATACAGCAAGAAAAAGAAGCTCTTGAAGCTAGGTTATTGGCTATGGAAAGCCAAAAGAATCAACAACCACAAGTTGATGAATATTTAGATGAAGAAGATGAAACCAGAAAGGAATTAAAAGAGGTAAAGAAGTATGTTTCTCAGATGCAGGTTAATAATGAGAGACTAAGGTTACAAGCTAATTATCCTGATTTTAAGAATGTAGTTAATGAAGAATCTATTGCTATTTTGAAGGAAAGATTTCCAGAAGTAGCAAGAACATTAGACCAGGGTACGGATATTTATTCAACTGGTTCGTCTGCATATAATATAATTAAGAAGTTT